ACCGTAAGACAATGCCGGTGTAATAGGGCTAAGAATATTAGAAGCCGCCCATTGCTGTGTGCCTGTGTGGTTGTACACAAAGTAATTGTCCACAATGTCCACAATATCCGCACCTTGGAACGCACCGTCTGAACTTGGCAAAATGCTGAAGTTCAGCGCATACATTGTTTCGCTAGTGGCTTCGGTTTGGCTTGGGCTAACCACATAACTACCCGTACCGCCTGTACCTGTACCAAAGGTTAGGCTTAAAGTTAAACCTGAACCTGAACCGTTTGTAGTGGTGGAAGCCGGGTTTATAGGCTGGGCAGTATATGTGCCTTGGCTGCTAACTGTTAAGCCTGTAACCGCCCCGCTAGACACGCTAGACACCGTATAAACTTGTGGCGTAGAACCGTAAACACCGCCCACTACGGTTACTTGGTCGTTCACCGCGTACCCAGTTCCTGCAGTTGTAATGGTGTAGCTTAAAACAATACTGCTACCTAGCGCCGTTATAACCGTTTTAGAAGTTACACCTGAACCCTGAACCGTTTGGCCGGGATATAACGTGCCACTAGCCACCGCCGTAACACTTAACGTAGTGCTTGAAATAGTACCCGTAAACACCGCAGCAACTGGGGCGCTGTTCATGGTTTCGGCTGTGCTAATTGTTTGGCTTAAATTAATGGTGTACGTTCCAATACCGCCAGAACCCGTGCCGGTGCCTGTAATTACGGTTTCGGCTGCAACCCCAATACCGAAAAGGCTTTGCCCTGTGGCTATAACCCCGTTTTTAACCGCTGTTACGTTTAGGGTAGTACCGCTTATGGTGGCCGTAAATACCGCGCTAGACGGGCTATTAATGCGCCATGCGTACCTGTTTGTGCCGTCAGTAATGTAAACGTATAAGCCGTTGTCCGTAATGCCTACTTGCCCGGTTGTGGTGGTTAACTGGCCTACGATTGTGGGCACTAGATTAGACGTTAGCGAATAAACATAAGCCCCGCAAACCACAATTAACTGTGTGCTACCGGACAATGTTCGCATACCACGAACCGGTGCTTTGTTTTGCAGTACAACCGCAGAAGTAAGGCCGGGCGTTGGGTAAAGCGCTACCACCCCGCGTGTGCCGGGGGCTTTAAGCGGGTCTACTTCGGGGCGCCAATTGATTGTTTCTTGGTCATCTTGGTAAATAGACGGCGCAGCGTAAGACGGGCCAACAAAGCCAAATTCGGGCATTATTTAACCCCCGTCATCTAAAGAACCCGCCAGACAATATCCAACCGGCATCTTTCTGGCGGCCTACCAACAAGGCATCCGCATAAGTAGAAACCACCGGTGGGCGTAGGTTTGTGCGCTTAACCGTTGACTTAGACTGAGCTGCAAACTTGGTAATCATTGCTATTTGGGTGGGTGAAGCCTTGCCGTACATAGGCATTAGGCGTTCAGCAAGGCACCAGCGAAGCGCCATGTTATAGCCTTCAGGCAGCGTTATAACGTCATTTATGGTTGTGAATTTCTGAAATAACTGGTCAACAAAAATGTGCATTTCGCCCTGTGCGGGGTTTGGCCAAACGTAAATATTGCCTAACGTTTCAGTTGGTTCGTAATAAACCGCTTTTGGCCACGGGCCGTTTAGCGTTTTAAGGCCAATCATTTCGTACTGTTCTAGGTTCAGCACCGCAACTGGGTAGTCTAGGCCACCGTTATTAATAGGCTGCCCGTTTGAATTGGTGTTAATACGAACAAAACAAGAACGCAACTGTATGGGGCGTTGGTAATAGCTTGTAATGGTTGTGCTGTTAACGTACTGGTTTATGTTGACTAAGTAAGTACCAGCTTCGTTCACGTTACCACCGGCACCTGTTAGCATTTGCTTAATGGTAGTTCCGGGCTGTATGCCGTTACCGCTTAGAGTTTGGCCAAGGCTAATGCCACCGCTGTTTATGCCTGTAACCGTTAGTATGTTTCCGGCAATAGAACCGGTAAAGTTTGCGCTTATTTGGCCACCGGGGCCGATTGTGTACTGTACTTGGCCGGGCGTTATAGGAAATATGATTTCGTTCTTGTAAAACACCATCATATCTTCGTTAGACCATTGGTCTAGCATATCCTGAAGCATATCGTAGGCATCTGTGGCTGCTTCTGGCGTGGGTGTTTCCCCGGCTTCTAGCGCCCCAATGTCTTTAAGCGCCCTAGAAATCACGTCTATTGGCATTGTCATGTTAAACCGCCCTATAACTTAGGTGTAAATACTTGGGGTTTCCAAGGCGGGACAATAGATTTCGACTTTTCTAAAAGCGCCAATTGTTCCTCTAGCCTAGATTTTATTACATTTGCGCCGTCTCGCATAGCATCGTTTTCAATCCAACCGGCCACCATTTCTTCGGTAACTTCGGCAAGTGGCGTGCTAAGAACGGGGTTTGTGAAATACCAGTTGCCCTCAGTATCAACTGTGTTTGTACCGTCAGTCAGGCTTAAATGGTACTTTGCATGGGTAATTAATTCACCCTCTGCGCTTAGTTCCAGTATTTGCCATTTGTAATTCATGCTATCAAAGCAGTTATTTCTGCTTGTGTTAAACCAAGGGCAGTCAGCTTTGCAAGTGCAGATGCTTTTGCAGATGCTTCAGCTTGTTGTTGGGCTGTGTATGCGTTTTGTAGTTCTGTTAGTTTTGCTTCTACTGTCGCAGCAACAATCATCACTTCAGCACCGTTTTGGTCTAAGCAATTTAAAGAATTAACGTCATTGCCATAAATAACTGTTACGTTTGGGTATATAACTCTTACCGCATCATGTAAATTTGGTTTCATTATCTAATCTCCATTGCAGTCATTGTTGATGTTTGACCATCATTATTCCAATTTATATTTCCACCCGCAGAATTTCTACATATTTGTAATGTGTATGTGGTGGATGAAGTTGTTGAAGGAGAATCTAAATACATAAAAGAAGAACATGAGCCTCCATTAGCACTACTAACATATCCAGTTATGTGGTCAAAAGTAACAATACTTGTTGAAGCTCTTAATATTTGTTGAAATGCAAAAACTCCAGTAACCCCGCCACTAAACACTCCCATTAAGTTTGTAAATATAAGAATTTTGCTAGTAGAAAATTGTGGGGTAATTGTTACTGCTAAACCAGTATTTGCATAAGTTGTTGTTGAATTACTACCAGTTGATGAATAAGTAGATTGAACAACTTGAATAACACTACCAGTAGGCATATTCAAAGCTGGTACTTGGTAATTAGAACCAGTAGGGTATTGAACCCCTGATGAACCGTCAAGAACTAGGCTCATATTAAACCCCTCTAGCTTGGCTTGCTACCATTGCTTCGTAAGCAGACACTACTTCGGCAGACCAGACTGCTGTTGCAATAGCGGGTACTGGGCTAGGGTCTGTGTGTGCGCCTGTGTCACCAGGGTGACGTACCCATCTTGTGAAGTTACGGGCAATCTCTACACCGTCTTTGGTGATGATTTCTGCTTGGCGAACTTGTAGCGTACCGTCTTGTAAGGTTTCTACTTTGTCAATTACTGTTGTGGATGCTAGTGTCATGGTGACTCCTTAGAATTGTGCGTTATAAACTAAAACTTGGCTATAAGTAGCATTTGCTGAATAACTAGCAGCGCCATTTGTTAAACTTGCAATATAGCCACTTGTTGAATTACTGCTATTATTAAAACAAGCATAAGAATTTCCAGTATTTTGATCTTCTCTTGATAAATTAACAAAAGCAGAAACACTACCAACGCTTTGGGTTGTAAAAGGCAAACCACTAAATTGTAATTGACCCCCAGCAGTTCCACCGTTAGTTATTTTTATAGTAAACCAACAAGTAACTATTCTGCCTACTTTTGAATAATAACCGCTTGATGTGTAAGATGTAATAGAGCCAGTACTAGAAGTCACAACAGGAGTCCAGCTTCCTGTCTCATAGTCATTCAAAGTTGAGTTAGTAGTCGCAGAGGAATTACTAAATACTATGCCACCACCATTTTGTAGCATTTGTAAGTTGTTACCAGTAGTAAACCCAGCAACGTTTGCGCTTCCGTTGTTTACTATGACACTACTTGCACCACTTCCTGTG